GACGCATCATCCAGCTATTCACATACTAATAACTGAGCAACTACTCAATCACATACTAATAACTGAGCAACTACTCAACCACCTTCACAATAATCAGTGGCCAATGTAATGTGTACAGACCTAGGGAAGTCAAGTCCCTGCATATATGTAGAGATGTATCCTTATATAGCGGGCGGGAGTCCCCCAATCGCGCTATCCTTTATATGGGAGGCGTCAATCTCCACACAATCCTATTTTTGACCTTTCTACCCACTGCGTTAAGTTATGTTGTAACATACTTGATAGACGGAAAAATTTCCCACCAGGCGCCTCCTTGCGTTCTTACCTATTTTGCCTTAGTGTTTAAGAAACAACCATTGCAAGGAGATCTAAAATGGCTAAGAGAATGTTAAATGAAGAAGGCAGATTTGAAACTTATAGAGAAGATGTTGAAGCATCAGAAGCAGTCTTTAAGGCTCAAGGCACTACACGTGTGGAAGTTGAAGCACTTAGACATCAAAAGCGAATGAGAAATAAGCAGAATGCAGCTACGGCCAGTAAGGAAATTCTCATTTCTACTATGAGTGATGAGGAATTGAAGGCAGAGCTTGAGAAGCGTTCGGTTCTTAAAGAAGAGATTTCGCCAGTAATTGAAGTAAATGAAGATGACTCAGCTGGACCGGTCGATGCGCCAGTCGTCTATGCAGATATGACTAATGCCGACCTACAGGCAATGATCCTTGATAAAGGACTGTCACTACCTAAACAGATCAATAAGAAGAACCTTATTGAAGTTCTTATGAACGGTGACGAACCTGAACTATAAGAAGGAAGCTGCTGGGCCGGCGGATCTTCTATATGGTCCGCAAACTCCGGCGGAAGTTAAGAATATTAAGACGGGCTATATGCCCAGACCTCTCCAGCAGGTATTACATAATAGCCTTAAGCGGTTTAATGTACTTGTTTGCCATCGCCGTTTTGGAAAGACTGTATGCATGGTTAATGAATTAATTGACCGTGCCCTTCTTAATCCACTAAGGAATCCACACTATGCGTATATTGCTCCCACATACAAGCAGGCTAAGAAGATTGCGTGGCAATATTTCGTGGATTATACTCGATTCCTGCCGGGAGTTACGACTAACAAATCGGAGCTTACTGTTTATATTGAGCGTCCTGGTCGTCGTGACCCTGTTACTGGAGAGTTGGACCCCGATACAATCGAAATTACCCTTTTGGGCGCGGACGACCCAGATGCAATCCGGGGTATCTACCTGGACGGATCGATAATTGATGAGTTCGCCCAGTGCGATCCTATAATTTGGGGGCAAGTGGTGCGTCCCGCCCTAGCTGATAGGAAGAAGATCGCCCAAGATCTAGGAATTTTTGAGGATATGGGTGGAATTGCGCTTGAGCCGTGGGCGGTTTTCATTGGAACCCCCAAAGGGCAGAATCATTTCTACTACAGGTACGAAAAGGCCAAAGGTCACGAGCTATATTGTGAATTATACGCGAAGGATAAGGATATTGCCGCCGAAAGAGAGAAATGGGCGAAGATGGAGGAGGTATATGGTATCGGCAAGGATACCAACTCCAGAGATCGGTCGGAGATCATAGCCAAATGGCCTGAATCCAGACTCGCCGCCTACAAGGCGTGGAGAAAGTTTGTTGTGGCCAGTAATTGGTTCACCTCCCTCTATAAAGCGAGCGAGACTGCGGTTCTCGATCAAGATGAAATCGATGAGATGAAAGAAGACCTTAGCCCGGAAGAAGTGGACCAGGAGCTGGAATGCTCTTTCACCGCCGCTATTTTGGGTTCCTACTATGGACATATCATCAATCAGATGCGTGAGAGAGGGCGGATTGGCAATTTCCCATATAATCCTAAACATCCGGTAGATACTTACTGGGATATCGGGATTTCCGATAAGCTCGTTATATGGTTTGTACAGAAGACTGATGCCGGATATAACTATATTGATTACTATGAAACTAACGGAAAGGGCGTGCCAGAGCTGATCCAGGTGCTTGATGCGAAGAAAGCGCGGCTAGGATCCAGGATTGAAGTATCCCCCGGGGAGTTCATAGATGGGTATGGATACAGGTTCGGTCGGCATGTTTGGCCACACGATGGGGCGGCTCGGGAGTTCGGAACCGGTAATACCCGACAAGAACAGGCAAGGCAGCAGGGGCTAATTGTGGATATCCAACAGCGGGTGGCAAAGCCCGATCAGATCTCTGCGGTCCGTACTCGGCTAAAGATTTCTAATTTTGATGAAAAAAAGTGTGCAAGAGGTTTAGAATGCCTGTATAATTACCAGAAGGAGTATGACTCTAAACTGATGATGTTTAAGGATAAGCCGAAGCACGATTGGTCATCTCACGGGGCGGAAGGTTTTGCCTATTCTGCGTTGGATGATCGTCCTAGTTACTTTCCAGAAGATCGTCGGCGGTGGAGTAATCAACAAATGGTTGCGGACAATGACTATGACGAGTTCGCGCTTTAGGAGGATTTATGCCGGCTTCATTAGGATATATAAACCCCAATACATTGCCTAGGATTAAACGTACCTCAGGATATAGCCAGGCGGATGTTCTAGCTTTCCTGGCAAAGGGTGATACCCTGGGCAAGGGCAATGGCAGAAGCGGACCAGATGCCTTCAATCCTGAGAAGGACTCCCCCGTGATGAAAACCAGAACCGACCTACAGAGTCTATGGACTGGGCAAACTATTATGTCATCAGGTTTCACTGGCCAATTTTCCGACAAAACTACAGAACAACTTGAAGGTATTATGGAAGCCTTCACACGTAGAAAAGAAGTTATTCGCGCCAGAGCGGCAGCTCCGGGCATGAGCCAACTATTTTTCTCAGGGAGATAATTAATGGAAGCACTTGCTAAGAAGGCACTCCACATTCAGGGCCAAATGAGAGCTAATAGAGCGAATTGGGAGGCAACTTGGGATGAGGTTGGTCGATTCGTTAATCCGAATAAAGATGATGCCTCTGCCGGAAGGGCAAGAGTGAAAGGGCGCGAGAAGCACTTTCGCCTGTATGATGGCTCGGCTATTCACTATAATGAGCTTCTAGCTAGTGCTCTGCACTCAATGTTGACTAATCCAACAGCTCAGTGGTTTGAATTGACCACAGGAGATCCAGAAATCAATAAGATTCCTGAAGTGCGGGAATACCTGCAAAAGCTAGTTAGGAAGATCCATCAACTCCTCAACAACTCCAACTTTCAATCTGAGATTCATGAAGTCTATTTGGACCTCGGCAGTTTTGGAACCGGAGTTCTGAGGATGGATGAGGATGAGCAGCTAGTATTCCGCTTCCGCAGTCGCCCTATCTATGAGGTCTACATTCGCACAAACGCGAAGGGTGATGTGGTTGGTGTGAGTACGGACGATAAGTTCACGGCTCGCCAGATTGTGGAAGAGTACGGAGAAGAAGCTTTCGGCGATAAGCTGGAAGAAGTAATGAAGAATCCAGATAATCAATATATTGTGGTCCACCAAGTTCTCCCTAAAGAGGAATATGGTGATGTTGACCAGGGAAATCCTTTTAATAAGCCCTGGGCATCTGTCCACGTATTAGAAGAGTTCTGTAAGGTGATAAGGAAGAAGGGTTTTAATGAGTTCCCATATGCTATTCCACGTTGGATAAAGCTATCGGGCGAGGATTATGGCAGGGGTCCAGGAATGAAGGCGCTTCCAGATATTCGCATGATAAATGCGATGATGAAGACTACAATCCAGGGTGCTCAGAAGATAGTGGATCCTGCACTTCAAGTGCCAGATGACGCTATTTTGGGCAGAGTTAATACTCGCCCAGGTGCTCTAAACGCGATTCGTTCCGGTACGAAGGACGAGATCCGCCCGATATTGACTGGCGGTCAGCCTGGCATCGGTTTAGATATCATGGACAATGTTCGTCAGAGAGTTAAGGAAGCTTTCTTCATTGATCAACTCCAGATCCGTGAAAGCGACAGAATGACAGCAACTGAGATTAATGTGCGCGATGATGACCGCATTCGTCTTCTTGGCCCAATCGTAGGTCGCCAATACACTGAACTATTGAAACCTATGATCGCCCGACTATTAGGGATTATGGAGCGCCGGGGGCTTATGCCAGAAGACATGCCAGATGTGCTAAGAGGTGTTAGACCAGAAGTATATTTCAGCTCTCAGATAGCCAAAGCACAGAAGATAGCGGAAGCCCAGGTAGTCACTCAGTTCTTGGCCACTGTCGGTCAGGTAGCCACGATGTTCCCAGCAGCTGGGGATAATGTGGATGTGGATTCTATGGTTAGATTACTTGCGGAATTCTACTCGGTACCAGAAGAAGCCTTGAGAAAGCCGGAAGATAGAGATAAGATACGTCAAGAGCAGGCAGCTCAGATGCAACAAGCACAGGAGCAAGAAGCAATGTTAAACGAGTCCCAGGCAGCGAAGAATATGGCGGGGGCACAGCAAGGAGCATAAATTGGATAGGAAAGGGAAAGAAGATCAGCGCATCTTAGATGTGATCAAAGCTTATCAAGAAACATTCAGTACCGAAGCAGGGCAACTCGTGCTTTATGATCTAATGGAGAGAGGATTCTTCCTCAAAACCACCCTACAATTGGGAGATCAACGCCACGAGGTTGAGAGAAAAGAGGGGCGCCGTGACCTAGTGTGTTACATTATGAGCCGCTTAGATCAAAATCCAGAAGCATTGAGGAAATTTATAGAAACGCAAAACGAGAATAGGAAGGAGTATCAGGATGAAGAAGACATTATTTGAGTATTTTCTACAAGTATTAACATGTACCCGTGGCAGTATGATGAGCGGCGGCGGAGAGGGAGATGATCCCCCGGCCGATTCAGCACCGCCAGCCGGAGATGGTGGGGGTGCTCCAGAAATTTCGTGGCCTGGCGGCCTGGAAGAGGAATACCATGGAGATAAGACTCTTCTCAAGCATTATGACCACGAAAACAAGCAATTCAAGACACCTGCCCTGATGAAGGCACTTGTCCACGCCACTCGTGTAATTGGCAAAGACAAGACTGCTTTGCCCGACAGCCACTGGACGGATGAGCAGTATACAGAGCTTTACCACAAATTGGGACTTCCCAAAGAAATCGAGAAGTATGAGGTGTCCAACAATCTCGCGGAAGGTATCACGGCTAACGAAGAGTTGTTTAATGGGTTTAAAGAAGTTGCCTATGCCAACGGGATTCTCCCAAAACAGGCGCAGCCTATTCTAGATTTCTATAATAATAAGATCTCTGAGCAGATTAAAGCGCAGCAAGAGCAGTATAAGACGGAACTCGCCGAGAATAAAGCGATCCTCGAGAAGGAATATGGGAATGCTTTTGATCGCAAAATGCAGGTTGCCGAGCAAGGCGCCAAGGCTTTTGCTGACGACGAGACCTTCAATAGAATGCGTGAGAATGGGCTTTTCGACGATCCAGACTTTGTTCGCTACCTAGTTAAGGTGGGCGAAGGTCTTGGAGAGGACAAGTTCAATGACCGAGCAGATAAGTCGGGATCTATGACCCCAAGTGAGCTGGATGATGAGATTGCAAAATTCCATCAGCCCCACCACCCATTTACCGATCATAGCCATCCTGAGCACCAGAAGTATATGGATCGTTACATTCGCCTCCAAGAAATGAAGTTGAAGGCCAATGGACAGACGAACAAAGTGGTGATAGGATAGTTATAACGAATCTTTTCATCTCCGTGAAAAAATCAGTTAGTTCATCGAAAGCCTTGATTTTATCAGGGCTTTCTTTTATACTTAAATCTGATCAGACTTTTTCGGGCACCCACCTTGTGGCCCACAAAACGAAAAAGTCAGGCGAGACCCCCAAGGACACTTTTGCCGAGAATTGTTTTTATTAACTTTAGCCAGAGGTAAATACTATGAGTTTTCAAATTACTACTGCTTTTGTTGAGGGATTCAAAAATAACATTTATATGTTGTCTCAGCAGAAGAACGCCAGACTTTTCAATAAGTCTAGAAAAGAATCACAAAGATCAGACACTGACTATTACGAAATCATCGGCGAAACAGAAGCCAATGACGTTCTAGATCGTCACGGTGACACTCCAATCAACAACTCTCCCCATACGAGAAGAGCTGTTAGTCTTCAAGACGCTGATTGGGGCGACATGATTGACAAGCTAGACCGCGTTAGACTTCTAATACGTCCAGACGATGCTTATGTTAAGATCGCAGTTGCAGCTATGAACCGTAAGAAAGATGATATCTTCATCGCAGCGGCTCTTGGTATCGCAAGATCAGGCAGAACTGGCAGCACGAATGTAGCTCTTCCAAACGCTCAGAAACTAGTTTCTGTAGACGAAGATGGAACTACTGGTTCAGCTCCTTTCTCAGTTTATACTTTGACATTGATGCTTCAGAAGTTTGAAGAAGCAGATATTGATGAAGATTCTAAGCTGTATTTTGCATGGTCAGCGGCGGCTAAGAGACAGCTTCTTAACCAAACAAAAGCAACTTCTTCTGACTACACGACTGTTCAAGCACTCGTTAAAGGTCAGATCAACAGCTTCATGGGATTTGAGTTTATCAGAACTCAGAGACTTCCTGTAACTGCTGCGGCCACTACTTATACAGTAGCTGGCGGAGCCGTTGGTTCTGGTTCTGGCACATTAGCTGCTGGCGCAAGACGCTGTGTTGCATGGGTTGAGGATGGAATGATTTCTGCTACAGGAATCGATCTATTTGCTAAGATGAGCGAACGTGACGACAAGAGATACTCTACTCAGATATACGTTAACCACTCTGTTGGTGCCGTACGTATGGAAGAAGTAAAGGTTATTGAAGTCCTAGTAGACGAATCACTATAATCGGAGGATATTATGGCTACATTATACGGTGTAAATTATTCAAAAAGCTTGTCAGATCCTATCGAGAAGATCGCTCCTAGTGAGTTAAACTCACGAAGTAAAATTTTCTATGGTAAGTTCATTACAAGCCAAATCTTGGCAGACGATGACGAAATCGAATTTGGGTTTTTACCTGAAGGCGCACTAGTCCATGATGCTAAGATTCTTATTAGTGGAACAATGGGTACTGGCGGTATCATTAACTTAGGCCACAAAGCTTTCGTTAATAGCGCGGGTTCTTCTGTTGTAGAAAATGAAGATGCTTTTATTGTTGGCGCAGATGCTGGCGGACAAGGTGTTCTTCAGAGAGCAGCTTTGGGCAGCGTTTTAGGCGCGGCTCTTGGCAAGATCGGTAAAGGTGGAGCGCAGGTTTTCGGTAAAATGAGCGAAGCTTCTACAAGCACTGATACAGTTCCAGTAACAATTGAAGTTTTTATTGAGTACAGTTTAGAATCGTAGATCCTTTTGGATCTTCTTCGATCTCTTTCCATCGGGGAGTCCTTCGGGACTCCTCTTTTCAGGAGGCTCAATGTCTACAGGTGAAATACGGATATGTAATTCCGCATTAATCAAAATAGGCGTGGAGCCTATTGTCAGTTTCTCAGAACAAACAAAAGCGGCTAGATTTTGCAACATCCAATATGAGACTATCAGAGATGAACTTCTCTCAGCTCATTACTGGAATTTCGCAATGGCTCGTGTCGCTTTGGCGCAGGTTTCAACCCCTCCACTATTCGGGTTTGATTACGCCTACCAGCTCCCAGCCGATTGCCTTCGGGTCCGGCAGATTGAGGAGAATGATGCTAAGTTTAAGATAGAGGGGAGACTCCTCTACACGGACTCGGCCACAGCAAATATCCAATACGTATCAAAAAATACTGACGCTTCTCAGTACAGTCCATATTTTAAGGAGGCGCTTGCCAGTAGGCTCGCTGCCGACCTTGCATATCCTATGGTTCAGAGTGTATCATTATCAGAGAAAATGTTTCAAAAACACCAGTTCTTACTGGTCGAAGCGAGAGCATTTGATGGGCAAGAGGGCGATATCGATCAATTCCAAGAGGATGTCTGGCTAGAGTCCAGAGTCGGTATAGCTGATGGAGTAGGGAATGTCGAAGTTTAACAAATCGGTAAATAACTTTACGCTTGGGGAGATCTCTCCTCGCGCCCTGGGTAGAATAGATCTAGATGAGTATTCTTCCTCCTGCAAATACATGCAGCGTTTTACTCCTCTGAAGAACGGCGGGGCTGCTAAGTTATCAGGTACCGAGTATGTTAAGAGATTAGGCACGGTCGCCAATCTTGCCAATGTGGCACTTATTCCTTTTGAAACTGCTGACGCCTCTTATCAGATCATGATCACCCCTAATGATTACAATAACACTCGTTTTACGGTGTTTAAGGTGACTACAGTCGGAGCGCCAACAGTAGGGGTTTGCAACAATACTTCCGACCTTTACTATCCCAAGACAGGAATAGATACTAAGCAATTCCAGTATGCTCAGGCAGGGGATGTGATGTTTATCACTCACCTATCAGGTCTATGGCCAACAACAATGGTCACCTACTTTGCAGGGAACTTCCAGTTTACGGACCACAACCAGGTGTGGGGGTATGCTATGCCCCCAGAGATTAAAGGTCTGGACACGACTCGGATGGCTTTTCGTCCAGCGAATACAACAACTACAACTATCACCCCTAGTGGCACGAGTATAGGCATCTTAACAGCTAGCTCCGGTATCTTTGATCCTGGGCATGTCGGGTATTACTTTAAGCTAACTCACGGCTCGACCACAGGTATCGCCAAGATCACCTCATACTCAAATCCTGCAATAGTGCACTTCTCTGTGATCAATGGATTCACCCTTGGAGCAACTACAGCCACCACGAATTGGGAAGAGTGTGCCTGGTCTACATATCGTGGCTTTCCTAAGACGGTCGCCTTCTACGAACAATCCTTATATTTGGGAGGCAGCCCCTCTCAGCCTGGCACTCTTTGGAAGTCCAGGACAGGCGATGTTGTTTTCTTTATGGAGAGCAAATTCATCCAGGATACTATCGGCACTCCAGCTACGGATGTGACGGGCCTTAACTATTTCGGTGACGCTACAACCAGCGACCCGGCCTCCTTCACTATCGCCTCCCATGAGAGGAACGATATTGTGAGCCTCAGTGCTCTGAGACAGCTAAACGTGCTTACCAACCACACGGAATATGTGGCTTACGGGAAAAACACTATTCTAAGCAACGATGATGTAACCATCTCACCCCAGACCAACTATGGCGCCCACACGGCGATGGCGGTGAGAAGAAATAACGAAACAGTTTTTATTAGGCGAGATAAGCTACAGGTCCGCAACTTTAAATATTCGGACAGCAATGGGTCGAATATCTCCCAGGATCTCACCCTTATGGCAGATCACCTCTACACTGAGGGCGGCAATAGCTGGGGATTCTCTCAGATTGTTTACCACAAATCTAGAGACACCTTTTGGTTACTAAATGAGAATGAGAAACTCCTCGCCTGCACCTACTTGCCAGAGGCGAAGGTGCTGGGCTGGAGTAAGCACGATATCGCGAGTGTGGAGGACATCCACCACTTGTCAGTTTCTAGAGCACCGGATAAGTCTGAGGCTTTGTATATTGTGGTTGAGCGGGATGTTGATGGGACAAATGAGTTTGTTCTAGAGAGAATACTTCCGGATTTCGACGGAACTTCCTACGCCTCTTTCTCTTCTACCGGGCCTAACAGGGGCGCATATCTTGACTCTCATGTTGCCTATAATCTATCGGGCAGCGGCACCGTAATTCCTGGGCTAGACCACCTAGAGGGGAAAGAGGTTGCTGTGATAGTTCAGGGTAGATACATTGGAGATTACACAGTATCTAGCGGAGAGGTTGACTTGGGCGACCCAGTTAGTACTTTCAGCAGATACACTATTACAGGACTCAAATATTCAGCAGAAATCCAAACCTCCGATATTGAGGCAGGTGGAGACTTCGGTACAGCACAGGGTGCGATCCAGCGTATAGACCGAGTGACAGCTAAGGTGCATAAAACCTTCGACCTCCAGATTGGACAGACTGACGGTAACGGGATTATGGAGGCGGTGCCTTTCATAGACAGCGATCCAACAAGTGGGCTAGTGCCTGAATCAAAGGACTATAGGGTTAATGGGTCATTCGGTCCAGATGGTCAGCAGTCGGTGCGCCTTCTATCAGAAGAACCCTACCCCTGCACGATTCTGAGCCTGGCACTTAGAGGGGTGACACATGATTAAGATCTCTAGGTTAGATTACTCCCAGGTTGCTGACATAATCGATCAGTTTAATCCAGTAATTGAGCCAGAGAATCTTGCTAAAGATCTCTTCAAATCTCTCCGTAATATCGAGGAGGATGTGATGGTTATGACTCGCGGGAGTGAGTTTATTTGTGTTGGCGGGTTCAAACACCTAAGGCGCGGAGTAGCTGAGGTGTGGCTTTTCTTAGATAAAAATGCTTATAAATATAAATTTGAATTTACCAAAGCAGTTAAGCGAATGGTAGACTTTGGATTAAATGAGATGGATCTCCATAGGATTGAGGCGGCAGTGCCAACCAGTCTGAAGAATGGAGCTAAATTTGAACGGCTATTGGGCTTTGAATTGGAGGGTGTCGCTACAAACTACGACTCCGCCATGCAAGACCACTGGCTATTTGCGAGGACAAAGTAATGGCAGCACCAGCAATTATGGTAGGCGCAGCAGTCTTAGGCACAGGGGTTTCAATCTATGGCCAAAGAAAGGCAGCAAAGGCTCGTCAAGCAGCCTTAAATGCGGCAGCAGGTGCCAAGAGACAAGCAGCCCTAGCGATGTTAGACCGCTTCGAGCTAAACAAAAAGATGATTCAAGAAGAGGGGCGAGTTATCCAGGGCAAGCAAGTAGGGGCCTTCGCCAAAGCGGGCGTTGATGTAGGAGAGGGAACACCTCTCGCGGTATTAGAACAAACTAATAAGACGATTGTAAAAACTATAGATTTAGAAGAGATGGAAGTAGATGCCCAAGTAGCGGCTATGTTGGCGGGAGCTTCGGCAGATGAGACTGCTGGATATCAAGCCAAAGAAGCTTCTAAATACCAAATGTTGGGCACATTTTTCTCAGGCGCCGGTACGGCTGCCGAAGCAGCGAAATAGGTGAATTATGGCAGAGATACCCAAATTAGGTGGAACCAGTAGATTAGCAAGACAGGCACCAGTCGATCCTCAAAATATGAGTTTCGTAGCTGCCGAAGGGCAGGCAATTCAGCAGCTCGGTAAAGGGCTAATGGATTTCGGGAAGGGTGTTGGCTCTTTGATGGCGGAGAGAGAAAGAGCAGAGGTGACGGAATTTGCCGATACTATGTCTCGAGAGTTCCGCGATAAGGCACGACAAGCCCATATCTCACTAAACAAACAATATGAAAAGCACGAAAATGATCCAGATGCTGGCGGCTATATCGGATATGGTGACTCCTTAAAGTCAGTTTTGACAGATCTCCAGCAGAGTTTGATCAAGGACTCGGATGCCTCGCAAGCGGCAAAAGATGCCTACTTGAAAAAGACAGGCACCACCCTGACCAACTATACCGTGAAAGGTAGAGTGGAAGAGAGTGAGTTGCAGTCGAATTTCTACCTTCGTCGCAGATCTGAAGCCACATATGGTTTAGGCCAATTCGCCTACACCGCTGGACCTTTTGAAGGAGACATGGAGCTTAAGAGGCACATGGTAGAGCTTAAAGGTCAGGAAGGGCACCAGCTCACGCCTAAACAAGTCCACGCCGATCAGATGAAGGCGATCAAGATAGCCAGAGACGGTGCTATTATGGGGATGGCTGAGAGAGGGTTGAATGGCTTAGTCGACCCAACAGCCTCACAGGAAGAGAAAGAGAAGGCAGTAGATGCTTTCCTAGATGGGAAAGTAAAAGGCACTGGGACCATGATGAGCACCATGACTCCTGCAGAGCACAGACGATATCGCAGCATGCTTCTAGCTAAGTCAAAATCAGAATCTAAAGAAGTAGAGAAGAAGATGACAGTTGCTGTAAATAATGCTGTCGATCTAATGGTGTCAGGAGAGATCCCCGCCCCGAAGCAAGCCCAACAGATTGATGAGGCCTTACAGTATGTAAATGCTTTGCCAGATGGTGTAGAGAAGACGAGAATACAGAAGGAGATCGCGGTAGCCAAAGAGGTTGGAGAGCTAACAAAAGAATTTCCTAATATGACTCAGTCTGAACTAGTTAGCGTTATGAAGGCAGATGGGTATAAGACAGCAGAGCTGGGAAGTAGGGATATCGAAGAGAAGTATGATTCTATGGCTGACAGGGCTGCTAAGAGGATGATAGATAATAGGGAGTATGATTTCCCCCAAAGCGTAGCACATCTAGACCTATCTCCTGCGGAAGTGATGGAGAAAGCTAAAGAGCTACAGGTGGGGAATGTAATGGCCATCTCTAAAGGGGAACAAGCCTCGATATTAAAAGCCTACGGATCGCTGTCGACATCTCATGAGAAGAGTCTTTTCATAGACAGACTTGTAATGGCCCACCCAGAGGATGAGGATTTCGCTAGATTTGCCGGAGCACAGAGGCAGGTTCTAGCAGACTTAGAGAAAACGGACAGTACAACAGGGGGCTTAATGCTTATGGCTTCCTACTTCGATAACAATATATCTAAGGAACGAGTTATAGATAATTCTACTCCAGATAGGAAATCTGCTATAACAGACTCTTTCAATCAGAAATTTAGAGGGCAGGGTCCGGCGCTAGAGGATGCAGTGGCCAAGGCAATAGAGGACCACACTGCATACATGGATATCTCTAACCTGCAAGAACGGGCTGAGATGGTACATGAGCAGACAACACTGGAGGCTAAACGCCTAATGACCACTGGGGTAAATAGAGATGCTGCCATAAAGCGGGCTGCCAATACGCTGCTTAACTCTAATTTCCAAGCAGTTAATACGGAAACTGCAAATTATGGGGTTCCAAAGAGTTTAAAAATAAACAAAGATGATATAATAAATTTCTCAGAAAAGGGTTTATCTAATGAGGTGTTGGCTGCCCTGGGCGTAAGCGAGTCTATCCAAATATTCGCGGGAACTGATCAGGAGTTTTTCGATACTATTCGGGACCAGAATCCCGTACTTGTCAACAACTCCACAGGCGATGGCGTTATTCTCACTGTAGAAGATCCGGATGATTATTATACTAGAAAGCCTCTCCCGAGAGAGGATGGCACCCCGGCAGAAATAATGTTTAAAGATATGAATAAAGTAGATATACCGACACCATCAGAGCAAACACCCATAGGGTTACTGCCTACTAGGGGCGGACTATTTGCTGCCGAGTTTTATGCCAACTTCCCAGAAGCAGAGGAAGAGATGAAGGCATTTCAAGAGCAGGTCATTAAAGAAAGAAGGGAAAGTTTCAGGAGAGTAAATGAGTAATCTTAGCTGGGGTTTTGGCAAAGAAAAAAGATTTGCCCGAATAAAGAAGAAGCCAGGCTTCGGAGAGGGTCTAATGGCCAGCTTCATACAGGGCGCCGAGTTCGGCGAATCCCTATCTCTAGTGAGGGCAGCTCAGATAAAACTAGCTGAAAGAGAAGATGACGTTTGGGATGCTGACACTTTAAATGAAGAATTTACAGCAGTATCAAAACCTTTCACAGAGCCAATGTCATACTCTAAGGCTAAATTGATTAATAGGTTTGCCAAGGATAAAAGAAAGGTAGAAGAACTCAAGCAGGGGGGAGACCCTGACAGCAACTTTGAAGCAGCTATGAAGTTCGGCATGGGTATGATCCCTCAAATCCTAGACCCTATCGGGGTAGGCCTGTCTCTGGCATTAGGCGGCGGCATAACTAAAGCTATGGCTGTTTACGCGAACAGAGCCAGAAAGGCGGCGGTAGCTGCCCAAGCAATAAAAGGCGGCGTTAAGGAAGTAGCAGAGCAGGGGGCGAAAGAGGTCGCAAAGCAGAGCCTGACTAGGTCTATGGGCGAAGGTGTCGCGGGTAACGTGCTGTCAGAAGCTGCTTTCGTCACACCATCTCAAGAGTATCAGAGAGAAGAGGTTGACGCATATATAAGTATAAGAAATGCGGTTATTGCTGGTATGGCTTTTCCGGGCGTTATTCACGGTATGAAAAAGAGCCTACAGTTTACGAGTGCAGCCATAAATGAGAAACTTATAAAGAATGCAGAAATGCAGCTACAGCATAGCAAGAGAATAGACAACGAGGCTTTGGCATTTTTCAAAGCTAAGGATGAGCTACCTGCACTTCGGAAAAGAATAGATGATATGTGGAAGGAGAAGACTCCTAAGGTTGAGCAGATAGAGGAGTTGGAGAAACTATATAGAGAGATTGACGAATACGAGATAGATAGAGCCGCAGAGATAGAGAAGGCCAACAGCCCTGAGGCAGGAGTCCACTACGACCAAGAGGCTTCTGCCCGGTATAAAGAGAACCTAGATAAGAGCTTTGATGATAAGGATATAGACAATGTTCGCCAATCTTTAGATGAACTAGATGAGGAAGTAGCTATTTTAGAAAAAGAGGGTATGGATAATGAATATATAAAAGAGATAGAAGAGGTCAGACAGGAAAGAGGAAAGATGGAAGAATTGGATAGAGCAATTAAGGCCGCCAAGAAGTGCGCCGAGGAAGGATAATGTCGGACAAATGTTTATTAAAATTAAGCAAGCTGCACCCAGATATCGATAAGGATACTCTAAAGCAGATTACCGATAACATGGATGAGCTGCACGCCGCAGAAAACTATGGGGCAAGGGCGCAGGAGTGGAGATCTTACTTTCTGTATGAGAAAGAGCGCCAGCTAGAGCTTAAGACTAGAAATATAGTGGCCAAACAGAAGCTAGACAAGTTTATAGACAAGGCAGAGTTTGAGGGTCGCCCGCAGGATGCTTTCTTGGCTAAAGTTTTTGGAGTGGACTATCTTACAAAAGGCGGCAATTTCAACTTTAATCAGGTCAGAAAGAACATAATGGAGAAGCACCTTCTTCAGCTAGATGAGGGTCTTGGCAAGCACCGCCACGAGATTGCCAGTGGCAAGTTTGATAGGCAGATAGCACAGGCAATATACGACCTCAATAATGGTAATAAGCTGGGAGATCTGCCGGAAGTGGTAGTCACAGCGGCGAGGTCGATAAGGGCAGTAAACAGAGCCCTAGTTACAGAGCTTAGAGATTTGGGGGTTTTGATTTCTATAAGAGATGATTATATTGCCAGGCAGACCCACGATGCTGCCAGGATAAGGGAGAAAGGGTTCGATACCTGGAAACAAGATATAGAGCCTAAACTAGATGCTCCCAAAACATTTGGTCCAAAGAATACCCCCGCAGGCAGAGAGGGTATATTGCGTCAAATATATGATGATATCCTAGCAGATGAATATGAGGAGGGAGTTGGAGCTTTCGGAGGCAAGAGATCTCTACACTTCCTTGATGGCAATAATTGGTCAGACTATAACAGCCTTTATGGGCGGGGAAACCTACTAGATACAGTGGTAGCCTCAGTAGCTTCTGGCTCTAAAGCCGGAGCCTCTACAGCTATTTTTGGCCCAGACGGGAAGGCTCTGTGGAAACACATGGAGAAGAAGGTTGTAGAGAAGCTCAAGAAGGCTGGAGATAATAAGGCTGCTGCAGAGTTTATGAACGAGTCCAATACTGGGCAGAAAGGCATTAGAGATCAGTGGCTGAAAGAGATGTACGGGTATGAAAGGCATGATCACAAAGCTTGGTGGTCCAAAGCCCGAGCAGAGTTATCAACCTGGGCGGCTATCACTAAGTTGGGTAAAGCAGCTATATCTACCATGACTGACCTTGCTGCATCATCCATGAATCTAAGAGCATCTACTGGCGGGCACCTTATGTCCGCAGAGTGGGATACGATAACCTCCTTCTTCAAAACGCTATCCGGAGACAATCGCAAGCAGTGGGCTAAAGCTCTATCTATGTATACTGGATCCATGCTCAATGAGACATTCGACAGGTTTGGCGGGTTCTCGGGGGATGGAACAATTCATACGAAAGCCGGACTATATCGAACCTTTACTAACGGGATGATGTCTTTAACTATGTTGCAGAGGCAGTCAACTACCATGAAGATGGCAAACGCCAGACTGTTCGCCATTGATATGGGTATGAATGCGGGCAAGGCTTTTGACCAACTCCCAGCTAGACAGAGAGCGGGGATGCAGCGATTCGGTATTACAGCCGAAGAGTGGGATCTCCTACGCCAAAACACAGTTGAAATAGAGGGTATGCAGGTTATAGTCGGAGAGTCCGCCACTAAGATATCTGATGGGGCTTTGAGTGCAGCCAGAAAGAAAGAGCTGGAGCTTAAGGTGCAATCCTATCTTAGAGATATGTCAGAAGTGGGTTCCCCAGAAGCTACGGGCAGGGAGCGCCGGATGATAACTAGGGGTACATCTCCTGATAGTAAAGAAGGGGCACTTCTTAGATTGGCGGGGCAGTTTAAATCATTCCCTTTGGCCATACCAAGAGTTATGCGCCGGATCGCCCTATCTAACCCAGAGATTATGGCGAAGGATATAACTGGTGCTAAATCTATAAAAGAAATACTGGCTGCGGCTAAAGACCCAGAGGAGCTGCTTAGGCTATATAGGCAGTCAGGCGACCTCCACATGGTCGCGGCCTTGATGACAGAGGCTACCGCTCTCGCAGGGGTTGCCCTAATTCTTAAGGACTTTGCGGCAGGGAGAACTCCAGACCCAACGACTCCGGACTTCTTTATGGATGCAATAGCTAGTGGGGCAGCACCTCTCTCCTTATCCTATACAATGGATGCCCTTCGTGGGGAATATAACCGCTATGGTCGGACAATATTTAAAGATCTGGCAGGGCCAACACTAGGACAGGTGCCAGATCTTATGCGTATAATGGCAGGTACCGCCCGGCTAGATCCGAAGACAGCACCAAAGGCACTAAGATTTTTGGAGAATAATACTCCAGGAATAAATATGCCTCTTGTTAGACCTGTGCTGCACAAAAACTTCTTAGATGATATGTACTCGCACTATAATCCTAGATATATGAAAAGAATGAGAATGAAGCGAGAAAGAGAAAGAACCAACTCCCTTTTTGGGCGATAATACTATAGGATATTATTATGACAGTATCGAACACGACAGTAAAACAAACCTACAACGGAACTGGATCACAAACGACCTTCGCTATTCCCTTCGCTTATATTTCTGGGGAAGCCTTGGATGTGACAGTCGTCACCCTAATAGATAATGCGGGAGTAGAAACAGAGCTGACTGAGGGCACTCACTACACGCTCACGCCAGCGGGTGACACTCCGAATAATGTGGAGATGATCACGCCTCCAGCAGCAGATGAGACCCTGAGAGTGCAGCGTAGAACACCTCTCAAGCAAGAGGACGATCTATCAGTTAGTCAGGTGTACCAGCCAGAGATAATTGAGAACGGATTAGACCGACTAACATACCAATCACAAGAACAAGCGGACAATATAGATACATTAGAGGCGGGCGGAAGCACCTCTACTATAGTTTCCGGTGCAGTTGTTGCTGACTGGGCTGCTGCCACAGATTACTTAGAAGATGAACTCACCATTGAAGGTGGGGTATGTTATAGAGCACTTTCCGATCACACTTCATCGGGTGCTTTTAACACTGACCTAGTGGGAGGAAAATGGGAAATTTTTCCAATAGTAGGAGAACAGGGTCCAAAGGGAGACACGGGCGACACCGGAGCAACGGGTGCGACCGGAGCCACAGGGGCAACCGGACCAGCCGGAGCGGACGGGGCAGACGGGATCTTTTCCGAGATAGCGAGCCAGGCAGAGGCAGAAGCGGGCGTAAACAACACAAAAGGCATGACACCCCTACGGACCAAACAAGCGATAGACGACCAAGTACCAGACCTGACAGTGATAACGGATCTACAAGCGCAACAAACAACGAACACCGCGAACATAGTGGACCACGAATACAGAATCACGCAGCTAGAAGGCTACGCGACTTTTGCAACCGGAAGATTCTCCGGCTCACAGAAACTAAAAAATAATCTCGCAGTTGCCGAGCCGCTCTTAGGGGCGACAGCACCTATCGTCGGCGAAGGTAAGGGAAGCAGTCTCCTGAGAGATGGTGATGGCACCGAGTTTGCTGAGGTTATGGTTTATATTAAAAGAGTTGATGATTTAACAACTAGATTCACATCTTTCCGCCTCATCATGCAGTATGTAGTTGATACATGGTACATCGGCAGAGCTGATACCTACCAGTTAGCGGAAACCCTAGAAGTAGACGGTGTCACCTTGTCGGTCGTTACTGACGGAGGGACCAAGGAAGGTCAAGTATATTATGTCACGGATGACATGGGCGGGGATGACACCGTCCATTTCAACAGCAGTGAGATTAAATGGTTTGGGCAAGAAATCCCAATTGGAGTATAATCACTATGAGAAAACTATTATCCCTATTCATCATTACGTTGGCACTTACGAGTATCTATGGTTTCCGTTTCTACGAAGGGCGCACCCTTCTTGGTGCTAATGCAAAACCTGATGCCTCTGCGGTGTTGGATCTTCAAACCACAACTCTAGGATTTCTATCTCCCAGAATGACCACTGTCCAAAGGGATGCGGTAGTTTCTCCGGCGGAAGGTTTACAGATCTATAATACTGATACTGACACCATAGACGTGTACAGCGGGATAGCGTGGGAATCAATTGCCCCAGAGGCCAGTCTTGGAGACTTGACGGATGTTACCATTGGCACCCCAGTTACAGGGGAAGTGCTTCAGTATACCGGAGCTGTTTGGGAAGACCAAACTCAAACCTCTCAGTACATAATTCATGACGGTACGGAGACCGTTGAGCAGATGTTTGATGAAACCGTTAACAGGGGGATATTTGAGGACCTTGTTGTTTCGGATGATGGGGGTCTGTCAATCAGCTGGACAGCTGGAGAGGTTTACGATATTGCAACCAAGTCAGTGATTAATGTTAATGCCGGATCAGACAGCTGTACGGCTAATGACATTACTTACATTTACTGGGTAGCAGGCAACACGCTTACGGTAAGCACCACTGCTCCTTCTGGTAATAATGTGCGGATAGCGGAGGTCGGCTGCTCTAATGGAGATATTGTATCCCTACATAACGAATCCCCGATATTTTCAAGGGAGTCTGATATAGTTAACGGGCTTTCGGAAATCGCCCCTATGCTAGTCACAAGCGGCATGCAGATAACAGAAGATACTGACGTAACTAACATCTGGGATATTTCGATGGGCGCAGGCGCTTACTACATCGACCAACGTAAGAAGCAAACTATAGCAGCGGCAGACTCTCGCACAGCCCTAATGGTCCGCCATTTTAGGGCTGCCGGAGTATGGACTATAGATACGAACGCAGAGATAGATACTACTCAGTATGATGATGGCACTAACTTAGTTGCTGTTACAGCGGGAAAATATTATAAGTCCTGCTTCTACACTGCCGAGTCCGGAACTATCCACTGGGTATATCCACAGGCGGAATATGATACTGGTTCCGAAGCGATAGGGGCTGCTTGTCCTATAGCGGACGGAATGGATAATATGGTCCCTCTAACTGCCTTATCACTGTCGGCGGGTGCGACTGAGCTTCCTAATGCTCTATCCTCGGCATGGCAGGACATTAGACCTCGCTTTGTGAAGAGTGAGGAGGTCCACGATCAGCAATATTATGATGTTAAAAACATTTATAAAAACTATTCTAGTGATGCGGTATATACTGCGATCTACGGCGCAGGGAGTCCAGTCTATGACAACTTCGGTACTGAGTCTCCTACAGTTCCAGCGGGAACCGCCTACCCTAATGGCGACAGTGTAAGCGCCGGACTAATAAATATCGGTAGAAACTGGACCTTCACTATAGAACTAGACCCTGAGACTCTTGCAGGTACAACTCGTCAAACATGGGTTGGCTGTGAAGACTACACTACCGAAGAATGTGGTTCTACAGCAGGTACGAACTTCCTCTTTGGGTACATCCCCAACACAACCACTTTTTATGTTGGCGGGGTTCAGGGAACTAACTACCAAGTTATCCAAAATATCGGGGCTATTCTAACGGATTCGTCCTTCAACACTA